ATGCAACAGATAGTGCAAAAAGACCAGAGCAATATGCAAGAATGATATCTTTATTTAAAAAAGATGATGTAAGACGTTTTGCATACGATTTAAAGCTAACTGGACAATGTGCAATACAAGTAATATATTCAAAAGATAAAAAGTCTATTGCTAAAGTAGAACATTTACCAATTGAGACTTTAAGAGCAGAGAAATGTGGAGCAGAAGATAAACAAGTACAAGCATATTACTACCATCCAGATTGGGTTAATATAAAGCCATCTGAGAAGCCTTTAAGAATACCAGCCTTTGGTATTTCAAGTACACCACAACCAATTGAAATTTTATATGTTAAACCTTATGAAGCTGGTATGTATTACTATTCTACTCCAGACTATCAAGGTGGGTTACAATATGCAGAGTTAGAAGAAGAAGTATCTAACTATCATTTAAACAATATAATGAATGGACTTGCTCCATCAATGTTAATCAACTTTAACAACGGAGTACCAGACGAAGAAAAACAAACCTTAGTTGAGAATAAAATAAAAGCTAAGTTTAGTGGTAGTAGTAATGCTGGTAAATTTATACTTGCTTTTAACGATGATAAAGAATCAGCAGCAGATATAAATCCAGTACAATTATCAGATGCACATAACCAATATCAATTTCTTTCTGAAGAATCACAAAAGAAGATAATGATATCACACAGAATTGTATCTCCTATGTTATTAGGTATAAAAGATTCAAGTGGTTTTGGTAACAATGCAGAAGAATTAGAAACTGCAACAGTATTAATGCAGAACACAGTTATAATACCTTTTCAAGAGCTTTTAACAGATGCCTTTGACAAAATACTTGCTTTTAACAATATTAGCTTAAACCTATATTTTAAGACGTTACAACCATTACAATTTATTGACTTAGAAAATGTAAAAGACGAAGAAACAAGAGAGCAAGAGACTGGTGTTAAGATGTCAAAAGTATTTTCTGATTTAGAAGAATTTGGAGAAGATGAAGATTTAGAGAATTGGGAATTAATTGATGAAAGAAAAGTTGATTACGATACAGAAGATGAATTAGACGAAGAATTAAATAAATTAAACAATCCTAAATTATCTTTATTATCAAAGGTTTGGAATTTAGCAACAACTGGAACTGCTAGACCAAATGCAAAGAGTGAACAAGATGGAGAGAATGAAGAAGGAGTACAATTCAAAGTAAGATATCAATATGCACCTTTAAGAACAAGTAACAATAGTAGAGAGTTTTGTTCAAAAATGGTTGCAGCAAAAAAGATATACAGAAAAGAAGATATTCAGCAAATGAGCCAAAGGGCAGTTAATGCTGGTTGGGGATTAAACGGAGCTGATACTTATGATATATGGTTGTATAAGGGTGGCGGAGATTGTCATCATTTTTGGATGAGAAAAACATATAGAGCAAAGAGTGCTAAGACAAAAGCTGACGTTGGTAATCCAAATGCTGAGGTAAGTGTAAACAAGGCAAAAAAAGAAGGATTTAAACCAGAGGTAAATGCAAAAGAAGTTGCAAAAAGACCAACGGATATGCCAAATAACGGATTTGTAAATAAAAAGAGATAATAGATGGCAACTGCATTATTTATAAGTAGAACAGATTTAGTAAAAAATAGTATTGTTGATGGAAACGTTGATACAGATAAATTTATACAATTTGTTAAGATTGCACAAGAGATACACATTCAAAACTATTTAGGAAGTAAGTTGTATGATAAAATATCAGCAGACATAATTGCAGATACTTTAACTGGTAACTATTTATCTTTAGTTACAGACTATGTACAACCAATGTTGATTCATTACGCAATGGTTGATTATTTACCATTTGCAGCATATCAAGTAAAGAATGGTGGAGTGTTTAAACACACATCAGAAAATGCTGAAAGTGCTTCAAAAGATGAGGTTGATTTCTTAGTACAAAAACAAAGAGACTTTGCAGAATATTATTGTCGCAGATTCATTGATTACATTTGTTTTAATAGCACTTTGTTTCCAGAATACACAAGTAATACAGATTCTGATGTATATCCAGATAAAGATGTAAATTCTTCAAACTGGGTATTATAATGGGTAGATACAAACCAAAGAAACATAATATTGTAAAGTTAAAAAAATACTTAACAAAAAAGACAAAAGATGGCAAACGAAATATATCCAGTTAGTTGGTGGGGTAATCCAGTTCAGAATGACTGGGGTGGTATCTATTATGATTTTGCATACCCAAGTGCAATACCTAGTTTATTAACTACATTACAAGCAAGAGCATCTTATTACGAGAATGTAACTTGTACAACTGCAACATTAACCACAATAGAAAACATAGAATAAGATGGCAGATAATTTATTAGATAAAGCATCAATATTACTTACACCAACTGCATACGACAATGGTAGTATGTTAAGTATAAAGCCAGAGAATGGAGATGGAGATTTTGACTTTGAAAGAAATTCTGCTGCAACTAGAGTTAATGCACAAGGTTTAGTAGAGAATGTACAGATAATCAGTTCAGAGTTAGTTTCAAATGGTAACTTTTCACAGATAGGTACAGAAGAAGTTTTAAACGGAAACTTTTCACAAGAAGGAAGTGAGTTAGTTACTAATGGAGATTTTAGTGTAGATAGTGATTGGGCTAAAAATAATGGTGCAACTATAAGTGGAGGTAAAGGTAACATAATTGGAGACGGCTCATCATTTACAAACTTAACTCAGGCGAATGTATTTACTATTGGAAAAAATTACAAGGTTACAGTTGATGTAACTATTAATAGTGGATTAGGATTAAAATTTCAAGATGGTGCTACGGATTCTAACTTTGGAACTGCTACAACAAGTGGCTCATATACCTTTTATGGTGTAGCTAATAATTCTAATTTTGTGATAGGTAGAAAAACTGGAGGTACTGCTTTTGATTCCTCAATAGACAACGTTTCAGTAAAAGAAGTCGGGCAAAATTGGACTTTAGGAAGTGGTTGGAGTATTGGAGAGGATAAGGCTATTAGTGATGGAAGTATTACTAATTTAGACCAAAGTGGTGCTTTTACAAGTGGTAAGACTTATAAAGTAGTTTATACTATTAAAGACTACGTTAGTGGAGACACAAGATTTAGATTTACTGGAACAAGTAATGAAAACGGAACTTTAAGAAGTGCTAATGGAACTTATACGGAATACATAACATTAACAAATAATCAATCCATTTTAAGATTTAGATATTCTGGTGTATTATCTATAACAAACATCTCAGTTAAAGAAGTAGACCCTAATGGGTATTGGAATTTAATAGGAGGAGCTTCATTTAGTAATGGTGGTGTTAGATTAGAGCATACACCTGCGGCAGGTCAGTTTTTAAGTACGAATATTTTAACTGTAGGAAAGAAATATAAACTAAGTTATGAAATAACAGAAAGTAACTCAGGAGGAATAAAAGAAGTTTCAGCATTTAATCAAACAATGGACTCAGGTTTAGGTGTGCATACGTTAGAATTTGAAGCTTTATCTTCTCAACTTTATTTTTCAAGGACTTCAGCGGCAAGTAATGATGTAGTAATAGACAACATCTCAGTTAAAGAAATAACAGACGATACAAACATACCTAGAATAAACTACGAAGGGTTTAGTTATCAAGATTCTTTAGGAAGTGAGTTAATTACTAATGGTAATTTTTCTAATGGATTAACAAATTGGACTAATAATTCTTCTTGGTGGAGTATTGTAAATGGAGAAGCATATCATCCAGCATCAACCTCAATGAAACCACTATCTCAAAGTGTATCAACAGAAGTAGGTAAAGAATATAAAATAAGTGTTAATGTAAATATTGTAAGTGGAACACCACAAGTTTTTTGGGATAAGGTATCTGGTCAAGAAGCACAGAGTTTATCACAAGGTCTTAATGAAGTTATAGTAACAACTTTTAAAACAAATAGTGCAATTTATTTTGGTAGAGTTCCTTCAACAAATACAGAGTTTTATATAGACAACGTATCTGTAAAAGAATATCTAGGTCAAGAAGTAGTGCCAGATAGTGGTTGCGGGGCTTGGTTGCTTGAAGGACAGAGTACGAATTTGTTAACTCATAGTGAGGATTTTAGTCAGTGGCAGCTAGTAAACATATCAACAGAATTATCAAATACATTATCACCAGATGGTTCAAGTTTTATGACTAAAGCTACTTTTAGTTCAGCAGGTTTAAATAGCTACGTTAGACAAAACAGAAATATGGATTCTGGTAGTATTACCGTAAGTATTTTTGTAAAAAAAGGTCTTATAGATTCTTACGCTTCAATTAGAATTGAAGGAATTGACAACAATATATCTGTTTGGTTTAATTTAGATAATGGAACTATCGGAAGTGAGACGGGTTCTCCTACAAATAAAAGTATTGTTAGTTATGGTAATGGTATATACAGAATTTCAGCAACCACAACATCTACTACGGATTTAAGTTTTTCAACAAAGATTCAATCGGCAGATACTGACGGAGGAATACCAACAGAAAATGCAACTCAATTTTACTGGGGTGGACAAGCAGAAAACCTATCCTACGCAACATCATACATTCCAACTAACGGAAGTATAGCAACTAGATTAGCTGATGTAGCAACCAATAGTGGGAACTCAAGTTTAATAAATAGCACAGAGGGTGTATTGTATGCAGAGATAGCAGCTTTGGCTGATGATGAAACACATAGATATATTTCATTATCAGATGGAACTAACAATAATAGAATTATAATTAGATATGTCGCTGGGAGTAGTAATTTGTTAGGAATGTTTGCAAAAATAGGAAATGTTACGCAAGTAAGTCAATCTATAAATACAGATATAACTGTTAATACAAAAGTAGCTTTAAAGTATAAATTAAATGATTATGCTTTATGGGTAAATGGTGTTGAAGTTAAAGTAGAAACAAGTGCTTTAGTACCATCTGAAGGAACTTTAAATACTTTAAATTTTTCTGCCGGTACTGGTCTTGATAGTTTTTTCTACGGAAAAGTAAAAGCACTAGCAGTTTACAAAGAAGCATTAACAGATGCAGAATTACAATCTTTAACAACACAATAAAATGCACATATACAAATTAGTTTTTGATACAGAACAACAAGGCAAACAAATCTTAATTGATAACAACGTTTGGGAAGAAGTAACAGAAGAAGGTGTTACAACTATGCAATACATAAACGGAACAAAAGGTGTTGTAAATATTGGTAAGGTTATTAATCCACAAGCAACAACAGACCCAGAGCATCCTATTTATTATCCTGGTTATGCTTACGATGTAATAAGTACAGACGACTTAGACTTTGGAAGCTTTGAGGTTTATCCTGCTGATAATGCAGTACATCAATTCTACGGATATCCTAGAAATGCAGAAGTGCCTAAAAATTAACAGATGGATATGCAAGATATAAAATTAGGTGCTTTAAACTTTATAACCTTTATGGTTAGCTTTTCTGATATAGAACAATGGTTAAAATTAACTTTACTTTTAGCATCAATTGTTTATACAATTATGAAAATTTACAATCTAGGTAAAAAAAACGATGACAAAATACTTTAAAGAAGTAGAATATAAAATGGATATAGACTTCCTTGCTAAGCTAGACAAAGCTAGGGAGTTTGCTAAAGTACCATTTGTAATTAATTCTGCTTATAGAAATCCAGACCATCCACAATCTATAAAGAACCCTACCTCAAGTCACATTAAAGGTTTAGCAGTGGATATAAGAACAACTGATAGTAGAACTAGGTACAAGGTTTTAAATGCTCTTATACACGTTGGTTTTAATCGTATTGGTATTGCAGACACATTTATACACGTAGATGACGATAAAGACAAATCTCAACAAGTAATTTGGACATACTAATTGGATTACTACATTTAACAATGTTTCTTTGTGGTTGTTTAATAAGACTAGATACAATAAAATACCCTAAACTACTAATTACACTTAACTTAATACTAATAATAATTCTTTTACTATGGATAGCAAGAAACTAAAAAACAATGGCAAAGGTACTTTCTTTGGTAATTTATTAAGAAGTCTTGTAAAGACTGGTAAAAAAGTATCTCCTATATTTGATGCAGTTACTGGTGGTAAAGTATCTGATATATTAAATGCTATTGGTAGCAGTAAAGAACTAACAGAAGCAGAAAAAGAAATGTTAGTTAAAGAACTAGAGCAAGATGTAATTGAAATGCAAGAAATCTCTAAAAGATGGGAAAGTGATATGTCTAGTGATTCTTGGTTAAGTAAAAATATAAGACCTCTAAGCTTAGCTTTTCTTACATTAAGTCTATTTCTATACGTTATATTAGATAGTTCCTTAAACAGCTTTAAAATAGCTGAGCAATGGATATCTTTATTAGGTAACTTACTTATGTTGGTATATGGTGGTTACTTTGGAGCAAGAACATTAGAAAAAATAAGAAAAATTAAGTAAACACTTTTTTATTTAAAAATAAATATATAACTTCGCATTTTTTTAAGTAAGTATTTAAGTATTTGTATAAATTACTTCATACCTAAAAATATATATCATAAGTATTTAATTAAACAAGTAAATAGTATTAAAAATAAATATAGGTTTTTGGAATTGTATTTAATTGCAACACTTGTTAATAACTAATTTTTTATACTAATTAAATAAAGTTTATCTTTGAATATATCATTTTGCAATTCTTTTCCCTTTTATTTTTGTTTTAATTAGAGAGCTTGTAAAAAGGCTCTCTTTTTTAATTTTAACATTTCTTTAACACTTTTATATGTTTTTTATATTTAGATTTGCTGAAACAAATAATAATTAAAAATAAATATTATGAAATCTAATCTAGTTAAATTAAACAACATCAAAGAAAAATTACAAGACAAATTAGAATCAATGGAATGGGCAATGGATGAAAGGTCTGAAAGATGGCACGAAAGCGAAGCTGCACAAATACACGATGATAAAATGTCTGCAATAGATAGTGCTATAATGCAAATAGATGATGCTATTGATGAGTTATCAAGTGCTTTTAATTTAGAAGATTTATTTTAATGAAAGTAAACGAATCACTTTGGGAAGCATTAAAAAATACAATTGAAATGCATACAGAACAAGACCCTAACATAACAGATGTGTTAATTAACTATCAAGTAAAAGAAAATACTGGAGTTAAAAATATAATAAAGTTAAATGCAACTTTAGAGTAAATTAATAATAATTAAATTAATAATAATGGAAAAATTAAGAAAGATTCAAGCCGAATTAAAAGCACCAAAAAACCAAAGAAACAAATTTGGTCATTACAACTACAGAAGTTGTGAAGATATCCTAGAAGCAGTAAAACCTTTACTCGATAAACACAAATGTACATTAACAATCTCTGATGAAGTAAGAGAAGTATGTGGTGTATTGTTTGTTGAAGCAATAGTATTTATATCTGATGGTACTGATTCAGTACATACTAAAGCACAAGCTGGTATAGACCCAAACAGAAAAGGTATGGATATAGCACAGAGTTTTGGTAGTAGTTCATCTTATGCACGTAAGTATGCTTTAAATGGTTTATTTTTAATTGATGATACAAAAGATGCAGATTCTACAAACAAACACGGAAAAGGTGCTAAATCAACTGAAAAGAGTTGGTTAAACAAAGGTACTGCTGAATTTAAGAAAGTACAAACATACTTAAAAGGTGGTGGTAGCATTTCTAAGGTAGAAGAAAAGTACAGAATATCAAAAGAAGTAAAAGAACTATTAACTAAATAAATATAAATTATGACACAATTAACAACAGAAGCAGATGTAATAAATTTAATTGGTTTTGAAACACCCTTAAAATTTGAATTTATATCTGATGGTATTTTTACTTTTAGAACATTAATACCAAATGAAAAAAATGGAATAGTATTTTATGATGTAGAATTTTTCAGCAATCCAGATAAATCTTTAGATTTCTTTGCTTATGATACTTTTTCAAATTTTCTACTAAAATACCAAATACATAGTGTAACTGCTATTGATAAAAGTAGAAATACAGAAACTGAAATATATTTTAAAACTTATGAATAACTTTGAATTAAGACCAACAGACAAGAAAGACCATTACAGATTCTTTATTAATGGAGTAGATGTAACTGGAGAACAAGAAAGAAGCACCTTTAGACATATTGTAGGTGTTATTGATAACGGAATTACAACTGGATTATAAATTAAAATTAAAATTATGAGTGCAAAAAAACCTTACTTATTAGGAGACGTTGAGTTACAACTTGACACAATTAAAAAACTTTCTCAGTATTTTGAGAACATCTTAACCTACAATGCAAAAAGAGAATTAGTGCCAAAGAAAGGAGAAGATGGAAAAGAGTTAAAGAAGCTGAAGTTAAACTTTTCTATTTTTGAAGAAGGTAACTTTGGACAAAATGTTTCTTTTACTATACCTCAAACAAAAGAACAGAGAGAGAATGGAGAAAAGAAAAAGTATGTTGCTAATGGTAAAATCTATTATGCATCAGATGACTTACAATCTTTTGTTCAAAAGTCAGAAGCAAAGGCAGAAAAAGCAACACCAGTTGCAGCAGATGACTTACCATTTTAAATTTATCGGGAGGTGTAAAAGCCTCCCTTTTTTTTCATTATGTGGAACTATAAAGGACAAAGAATAAAATTAATAGAAGATTTACCAGCAGATGCAGTTGGGTTTGTTTACAGAATACTTAACAGACGAACTGAACAAGTTTACATCGGTAAAAAGATACTACTTAATAAACGTACTAGACCACCTTTAAAAGGTTATAAACGTAAAAGAGTAGATTATGTTGAAAGCAACTGGATAAAGTACACTGGAAGCAATAAAGAAAGTAAAAAATGGAAGATTGAAGATTGTTACAGAGAAATTATATACATTTGCTATAACAAGACAATGATGAGTTATTATGAAACCAAGTTACAATTCACAGAAAACGTTTTAGAAAATGATAAATTTTTAAATGATAATGTACTTGGTAAATATTATAAAACAAAAATACAGAAATACATAGATGACGCAAAAAACAAAAACAAATGAAGAAAAAGAAGCAGATAGAATGGTAATGCAGCTTCTTGAACAAGAAGCAAATGTAGATATATCAGAAGTTATTAAATACCCTCCAGTATCACTTAGTTGTGGTTCTTACATAGATACAGATGTTGAGGGTAATGAAATAGAATACCCAATACCAATTGGCACAGATGGTAACTTTAGTTTTGTACAAGCATTTCCAAAAGTAGGTAAATCATTTTTTATAAGTTTACTTGTATCAGCATATCAAAGTGGAGGTAACAAATATACTGGCACTATAAAAGGACATAGGAGAGGTAGAAAGATAATACATTTTGATACAGAGCAAGGTAAATTTCATTGTCAGAAAGTATTTCGCAGACCAGTAATAATGAATGATATGCAATCAGATGTAAACTACCATACTTACGCTTTAAGACCAATGACACCAACTGAAAGAGTAGAATTTATTGATTACATATTGTTTGATAAATTTAATGATGATAAAATAGGATTAGTTATTATTGATGGGGTAGCAGATTTATTAAATGATGTAAATTCAATGACAGAAACTAATTCTGTTGTGCAAAAAATTATGACTTGGACTGCAAAAAAAGAATGTCATATATTAACAATTATACATCAAAACTTTGGAAGTGATAAGCCAACTGGAAATTTAGGAAGTGCATTAGAGAAGAAAGCTGAAACACAAATTAAGTTAGAAAAAAATGAAATTAATAAAGGCTGGATATCTGTTGAATGTAAAAGAAGTAGAAATAGAAGTTTTGACCCATTTAGCTTTATAGTAAACGATAACATACTACCAGAATTTGTTAATAACGATTTTGAATTTTAAGTAACTTTATGGTTATATTGCATCTATGAAAATATAAAATTAAATTGATATGAGTTTTTTAAAAGGTAATTTAGGAGAAAGTTTATGGTTAAAGGAATTGTCAAACACACATACAGATATAGAGAAAGCACCAAACAAGAGATTTTATGATTGGGATATAAAAGCAAAATATAAAGGCAATGAAGTTACTTATGAAGTTAAGTATGATGCTAAAGGTTATTACTATGCTGATAGATATAATAGACCAGTGAATATCTATATTGAATTTCAAAATACAAGGAAAGATGAAGATAGTGGTATTATAGCATCAAAAGCAACTTACTATGTCTACATATTAAAAAGTCTTGACAATGTTGAAACTGCTTATGTTTTTAACAGACTACAACTTTTAAATTATTTAAAGAACGCAGATGTAAAAGTAAAAGGAAATAGCTTTGGAGGAGATAATAATGCTAAAGGCTGGATTCCTCCTCTTAGCACATTAGAACACTTAATATTAAAAAAAATAAAACTAAAATAAATGGAAACAATTAAACTATTAAACAACGAAGTATTTGACAAGCAAGACATTCTAAGCAAAATGATGGATGATGAGTTCTACTATGGTTATCTTGGTGTAAATGCATTATCAAGTTCAGCATCAAAGAAACTTTTAGATTCTCCTTATGCTTATTATCGTTCACTAACAGAAAAACAAACAAATGTACAAGCATTAAGAGATGGTCAATTAATACACCTTATGGTACTTGAGCCAGAAAAGGTAGACTACTTAACTTTTACAGAAGGTACAAAAGCATCAAAGCAATATAAACTTGCAGTACAAGAGCTTGGCTCACACAACGTATTTACAAACTCAGAATATCATAAAGCAAAGAAGATATCAGAAAGGGTACGAAGTGTAACTGATGTAAAGAATCTACTGGAGGGTGCAAGATTTGAAATACCAGCAATTGATACTTATAATGATTTAGCATTTAGAGGTAAAGCAGATATATTAAAAGATGGTGTTGTAATAGATTTAAAAACAACTGCTGATATAAAATCATTTCAAAGGTCTGCACATCATTTTTCTTATGACTTACAAG